TTTACTGTGGTAATGCTCCCCGGTGTAAAGGCTTGGTTCGTGGCCTTTCCAGTCTTTCGCATCCATCGAGGTCGCTGCACACGCCGGGGCCGCTATGAGTGCCGCGCACATCAGCATTTCGGTAATCATTCGCGCTCAATTATCGTCACCGTACTTGATATTCGGGTGCGCCGAGTCAGGTAGGCGTCCACACTTTCCCGGTCGATCCTGCGATGCCCGCCGGGGGTGACGATTGCGTCAATACGGCCCGCATCCGAATACCTGCGAATCGCATCGCGTGACACGCCTAATAGTTCGGCGGCTTCCCCTGGTCGAATATATTCTGCCATGTGTTCCCCTTCGATAGACGTCGAGCATAACGCTTAAATGCTGGTTTTACGTGCTTTAGCGAGGTCGCGTGTCCATCGGGCTTTAGTGATCGGGGACCGGGCAAGGATCGGCAGAGGGAATACGGTCCCGTCACGGTCAGCGGCCGAGGTGAACGAGATATGGATGTGGGCTTCGTGCCCGTAATTACCGTGCCGCCATGTCCACCACGTTTTTTTGTACGTACCTGAGGCGATGCGGTTCTCTAGTACCACATATTTAAGCCGTGAGGACCCGGGCAGGCCGCTAGCCGCGTAGTCAAGGAGTTGGTTAGCCAGGAGCCGGGCGGTGCGCCCATTAGCATACGTCCCTAGATTCTCGTCGATGTCTATCGCGTGGACGACACCGGCCTTATTCGGTGTGTGGTCAGAGGCGGAGCCTCGGGCTAAGTGTGCAGCGTCTCCGATCCATCCGTCAGAGGCTTTGTCCCGTTTAGGCCAACGCCGATCAATCTGGTTGCGGAGTGTTACGCCGCCTTTACACAGTGTCGTCATTATCTGTCCTCCCGTATCGTGTGTCTTCACCGTTGAGTGCGTTAATAATCACGGGGATTACTGCCGCCGAGATAGCAACGATCAGCGGGTGAACATCGGCAGTCGCCAGCCATGACAGGAGCGCACCCAGTGCGGCCCCGGTCGCTATCTTGACGATCGAGCCCTCCCATGTGGAGGCGAGCCAATGCTTCATCAGAGCCCTAACTTCGCAGAGATCAGGTCCACTTTCGCGGCAACGTCGGCCAATGATTCGCCACCGTTACGGAACCCCGGCTGAATAGTGATGGTCGCTTTCTTAATCTCATCGCGCACCACGTTACGTATCAGCCACACCAGACCGGTCCCCATGATTGCTAGGGCTGCTAGGGATGTTGCTACGAGGCCTACGACATCCGCAAAGTCCACCGCTTTACCCTTTGAGTTTGGCACGGACGATAGCCCGGGCCCGTTCGGTTTCATCGGCCACTTTAGGGTGCTTTGACGATGTTGGCTTTTTCTTGGGCTCCACCGTTTCGGGTGGCGTGTCCACATGCAATTCTTGATCGATTTCACTCACTAGGTGCCTCCGCTGGTTGTGGGCTAACGAACTCATCAATTGTCAGGTGGTAGGTCATGCCGTCCACGCAATAGTTCCCGAAGAATTAAACGTGTAAATAGCGTATAACCCGGAAACTGTCATCGCCCCGCCTGTCAATGTTGTTGGGATCGATTCGGTTCTTAGTTGCCTAATAATCACTACACCTGAACCACCAGCAGCACCACGTCCACCCCCGCCACCTGTGTTAGATGTACCAGCAACGTTACCGGCACCGCCGCCGCCAGTGCCGCCCGAACCGGCAGCAGGGGAACCTCCCGAGCCGCCACCTCCGCCGGCCCGAAAAGTACCCGTCCCTGTTATGGCCGATGAGACACCGACCCCGCCAATACCATTAGACACGTTTGCGTTTGATGCACCACCAACCGCACCAGCACCGCCACCGCCACCGCCAGTTGTAAAAGTTGCTCCATCAGAGGCACCTAAACCACCTGCGAAACCTTGCCCTGCTGTGCCCGAACCGACAACACCGCCACGGCCAGCGTCAGCGCAACCGCCACCGGAACCGCCAGCGCCCGCAGCCGTCGTGCCTGCACCAAAACCACCACCAGCAGCGGTGATCGTTATTAAACCAGACCCGGCAATGGAACTATTAACACCGACAACACCAGCCGCACCGCCAGTGCCAACAGTAATGGTATAAGTGACCCCACTCGTTATTGCCGCCGCTGATTCTGCCGCACTCCCGCCGCCTGATGTTTCACCTACAACGGAGTTTCTGTAACCTCCCGCACCGCCGCCGCCTGCTTCACCGGAGGAACCGCCACCACCACCAGCGATAACCAGATAGTCAACGGTGGGAGGGATATTAGCGCCACCAAAAGGGACGAACGTCCATGTGTTTGATGCTGTGCGGACTAGGCTTCCCCCCTTTGATGTCGCAAGAGTCAACGATGTGCCGTTAATCGTTACTGTGGCAGCCGGGGTAATTGTTACAGTGCCAACGCCAAGGTTCAGGAAGTTTAGTTGCGTGTTGTCTGCCCACGAGACCGTTGCTTGCGCGGCGATATTAAGCGTCACGGCTGACGCATTGGATAGCGTGACGGTTTTACCGGCATCGAGTAGGGCCGCGGTGTACGTCGTGGAGGTGATCGCGTTTTGAGTGGGTGCCTGCATAACCTGATCCACCCGGTTAGCCAGGGAAAGACTAGCCCCCGGGTAGTTCGCTACGAGGTCCGAAGACTCAACGTATGGGGTGCCGCCTGCTGTTACTGCCATGTCATAACCTCACTAGATCGGATTGGGTAATTATCTCAAACCATTGAGCGCCCGGGCCAACCTGCGACCAGGTGAACGCGGGTGCAACCTGACCCCATTCTAGGACCTGCAACGAGAAACGCGGGTCACTGATCGAGAGTGTCATAATGTGCTGCCCATTGTTATACGAGTCCGTCCACCCTTCGACGATGCCGTTAAAGTCAGGGTAGGGGCCAGATACTGGTAAACCTCTCACCGTGACGAGTGAACCCGATACCAGGTCAAGGAGTTTGTCGGTGTCTGCCGGGTTGAGTTGGTCTACGAGTACCGAGATTTGGCCGAGGTTCCAAAGCCCGTTCGCTTGCGCGGTCATAATCCCGGCGGCCCTCTCGGTCGCGTCGCTCACGGTTTTAATATCCGTGTCGAGGCGGTACTCGCGTCGCCCATATTGGATGATCGACGCGCTATCGGTCTGGCTCACTGACTCATCAGGGCCGTAAGTGACGGTCACGTCGTTAATGAGAGGCGTTAATGTTTTGGCCCATGTCGGTGCAAAGATAACTCCGGGGGCTTCGAGGTTAAAACTAGCCGGGAATAGTGGGTAATCGGCCCATCTGCCCTCAGCGTCTGACCATGTGCCGGACTGGTTAGCCCATATACCGGGGAACGTGGTCGAGCCCCGATTGCCGTAGTCCTCGAAAATAATGCGGCCTTGCGGGTCGTCGTAATACGTGGCCCCGGTCCCTTGAGCAATACGGGCTAGGGCGTCCAGTGCGGTGGAGGGTTGCGCGTCGGCTTCTAGGATTTCATACAGGGTGATATCGGGGTCGCCTGCGTTCAGGTAATCGAGCCCCGTGGCGTCGAGGATTCCGGTTACCCGTTGCCGGGCGCTCTGCTCGATGTAGCCAGTGGCACCGACATCGGTGTACCCGAGTTTGGCGAGGTTCCCCATCGCCGTAATCGTCGTGATTGCGGTCGGGTTAGTCGTGCTAATAAATGACACGTCTAGGTCACTGATCGCACCCCTGAACCTTGCCACACCATCAAAAGATATAGCGACCGTATCGGCTAATTCCAGTAGCGGGCCCGTGTCACCACGTAACACGATCTGGGTATTGGAGGCGGTAGGGCTTGAGGTCACATCGGAGCGACCGTGGGCGATGGTGACGTTAAACTCGAATAGGTCTAGGTCGATCACCGACCCGGCGAGAGTAATTTGCAAGGTCATGTCAGCACCGGGGTCACGACCGCACCACTACGAGAGTCGGCTTGCCGTACAAGATTAGATAACGCCAGGGCTACCATTTGTTGAGTAAGCCCCGCCTGGCGCTCTGACTCCCGAGCCGACACTTCAGCCCTTGCCGCTGTACCAAACGCCTCCGCCTCCCGTAAGGCGGCTGCGACGTCTTGCTCAAGTTTCGCTTTGAACGCGGCCCCGACCGG